TAGGTTTAGTAAATCTTATTGCAGAAGCAAGAATAAGAGCAGCCGATCCGACATTGAGCAGGATTGATGAATTGAACAGGCAATTACTAAAATTAAATAACACACAACTTCAAACTGTTGAGTTATCTAAAGCGATAGGTAGTTCTTTTGAAGAATCTTTTAAAGGAGTGATAAAGGGAACATTAACAGTTCAGCAAGCTTTTGCACGAATGTTAAATAGAATAGCAGATCATTTTTTAGATCTTGCAGCTAAATTGATGTCTAATAAATTGCAATCAGGAATTTTAGGTTTAATATCAAAAAGTGTAGGAGGGGGAAGTTCTAATTTTGGTAAATTCGATCTTGGTCTAAATTCTGGATCTGATTTTATGAATATGCCTCAACTGTTTAAGTTTGCAGATGGTGGTAGACCTCCTGTTGGTCGACCCTCAATAGTAGGAGAAAGAGGTCCAGAATTATTCGTTCCAAGATCATCAGGTAACATAATCCCAAATAATAAACTTGGAGGTGGCAGCACCAACAATGTTGTTGTTAATGTGGACGCATCAGGTTCAGATGTTCAAGGTGATGAAGCAGCAGCTAAAGAGATTGGTACGTTAATCTCTGTTGCTGTGCAAGGAGAACTATTGAAACAACAAAGACCTGGAGGTTTACTTTCAAGATAATGGCTACTTTTCCTAGTTACAATCCACAATATTCTGCTACAAAACGTAGTGCTCCTATTCAACGTATTACTCAATTTGGAGATGGTTACCAGCAAAGAACAAGCTTTGGTTTAAATCAAGATCCAAAAGTTTGGAACTTAACT